ACAAATAATCTCCGTGTGGGAGGGTTTCACAATAAGAGAAAAGTCATCTTTTCTCATTCCATACTTATATTATATCAAATCATCGACTCTTTGTCAAGTCTTTTCTTCACATCAAGCAACTTTTTTGATAAATGCATTGAGTAACATACGATTCTGTAACTTACCGCTAGTGTTCTTTTTCAATGCTCTTCGGATTTGTGCTTTAGTCGAACCGACTTCAACAGCATCCATGTGGTCTACTTCATCAATCTGAAGACCTTTTGTATTAATAATGTAGAGTTCATCATAAGAAGTTTTTGTCTCAATCAAAAACTTTTCTTTACGAAACTTGGAAACTTCTTCATCTAGTGGATATCTTTCCATTATGTAAGCCATATTTCCAGCAGTTCTTCTACCAGTTCCAGAAGTCAAGAAAAATCCAAGAAGATTTATTCCCAATTGTTTTTTGAGTGCTAAAAGGAAAATTGAAGTTGTATCCATTAGTTTTCCATTTTCTCTATTAGGATAAACTCTTGTTCTAGTTACAGGATCATCAATATGTAAATTACTTCGATCTACATGACTTGTACGACCATCAGTATTAAGAAATTCATTATGACGATTACTTTGACCATCAGTGAGAAACACTACATTGACGATTTGAGCTTTTGTCTTAGTCTTAAATTCTTCGATGATTGTTTTAGCACAAAGAATTGTAGCATCCAATGGAGTTCCACTCAAAGAAAAGTTGTTAGGAGCTCCGTAGTAAGGTCTGTCTCTATAACCATAATAATTTGAAAATGTTTCACTAACCAACAATATGTTTCTGTATGCTGTTGTCAATTCTCGACTATTCATTTTAGAAGAAAACAATGTCATCAGACGTAAGTGTTGACTGATTGTCATATCGTTTTTCTTGTAGTTTGATATTTTCTTTCCAGCAGAAGTTTCATCATAATTATATTCACTTCTTCTAGACCAACTTGGATGATTATTTCTATTACCACCACAATTATAATCTCGGTAGTGGTCAGTGAAAGCATATACTTCAAAGGGAATCTGAACTTTCTGACAAAACATAGTCAAGTTTATCAACTGTTCAATAGTGTCTTTCATGTAACTATGCATCGAACCAGACCAATCTATGAACATCACCATACCATGATTCTTACCTTCTGGTAAGTTTGTGATTTGACGAAAAATATTATCACTATATTTGTAAGCGTGAATTTTGTTCATATCAAGTGTACCTTTTTTAGAGGTATGTGCTCTACGATGAATATCAGCAGCTTTCTTCATTTCAAATTCTTTGACCATGTAACTAATCATTTTACTATTATTGGTCTTGAACTTTTTCAACATTTCGTTTCCAGTGTCAACAGAACCTTCAGCTCCATTATAATAGTTGTTCAATTCTTCGTGAATAACTTTATGGTCAACAACAATTGCATCTGTATTGATTTTAGGAAAAGTCAGATATTGAGGAATACTAACGCGGTCACTCATATCTGATAATTCTTTTTCTCTGTCACGAAAATTATCATCAGTCATTGAAGTTGGTTCGTTACCATCAGCAAAATTTTCTCTGGTATCACTGAATGGGTCACTTTTCCCACCTTCAAAATTGTTTGAAATGTTTTCAGAATCATCTTTTTCTTCAGTAGAATCTTCGTTTGATTTAGAGGAAGGTTTGGTTTTATTTTCTTCTGACTTTTCGGAATCATCATCCGAATTATCTTTGCCAGGACCAATAGGAGAAGTATTTTCTTCATCTTCTTCAGATTCTTCCCATTCATCTTCATCATCTTCATCTTCATTTTCATCGAAATCACCGTAACTGTTATCAGTCTCAGATTCGTTTTCTTTACACCACTCATAAAGAGCATCGGTAACTTCAACGACATCTTCCCATGTTTCAGTTCTTTCAACTTTTTCAACCCACTCTCGCTCTTCATCAGTAAACTCAATCGAATACTGAGTTCCGGCTTTAGTGTAAAGATTGATACGGTCAATCAAACCGAGGTCATTAGCATCAACTGACATCTTTCGTAATCCGAAAAAATCTTCATTCATCAGTTCAATATAACCGTTTATCATACACTTACGAGCACCATTGAATTTTCTCTTGATTTTCTTTTCGATACGAGCATCTTCTATAACGTTCAGGAAGGATTTATATCCTTTACCTTTTGTACTTATGGAAGAATGCCAACCATCATAAGGTGTCCATAGAGCATGGCCAACTTCGTGGGCACAGAACAGATCATAAACATCTGAACCAGGCTTCCATTTTAGAATAGGTAGGTAGAGGACTCGATTTTTTACATCGAATGCTGCGGTAGGGATTTTCTTGTGTTCTACAGAAATGTTCTCTGCTGCCATCAGTTTGGCAAGCATTGATTTCTGTTCTACTAGGTTTGTTTTCATCATAATATAATCTCAAAAAAATGGTTAATTCTTAACCTCACACTACTATTATAACAAATCACTGAACGTTTGTCAAGTCTTTTCTTCACCTGGCGTAACATTTTTGTAATTTGATACAACTTCATCTGTTCCAACTTCCATTGTAGAAGAAGATTTTGAATAGTCACCTGTTCCATCGTCAAGGTGTTCGTATCCAGTAAGTTTTCCCGAATACTTCTTTAAAATTTCTTTTCTTAATTTCTTTAATGATTTTGACATTTTCTCCTTTCTCACTCTTCACCTACTATTATACAGAATAACGAAACGTTTGTCAAGGCAAATCTTACTCGTTATTGGAAAAATCTTTGGTAAGTTTTGTTTTGGGAACATTAGCAGAAATCCAGCCAAGAACTTCTTTCTTCACATCTGCTTCAGGAGCAAACGATTTACCTTCTTTTTTGAAGGTCAGGTAGGTAAAGTCTGTGACAATTATATTACCAGTTCTAGTTTTTACTGGTTTTTTTGTCTTAGGATCGACATAGGGGATAGTATTTTCACGATTATTCAGAATAACACGAACACCGCCATTGAGACCTCTTGGAAGGTCACCTTTTATCACACTGTACATACTTTTAGCAGCACCTTCGTGTGATAGTAACATTATGTCTTCTGGAACAACTCTTTCTCTATTACGATTATTTACAATTGATACTGCATAATTTGTCAATACCCATGTAAGATGAATATTTTTTGAGTCATATCCTGCTTCAACTAATTTTGGAATTATTGTTGTAATATCACTAGCATCTTTCATGGTGATGTCAAACATGATATTCGGCAATCTATCAGAATTAGCATCTCTGAGTAAAAGGTCAATTGACTTATCCTTGATTCCTGCTTTCTTCACGAACATATGTATTTTGTAAACGTCCTTTGAATTTCTCAGATTCAGTCCCTTTATCTCTGGAAACTTATCCTGAGTATCTGCCAATTTCATGAATCCTTTTTTCCACTCATCAACATCACGAACTTTGAACTTCTCACCTTCCATGTAATTCTTGATTGCGAATCCCTTACCCGATCCTGCACCTCCAGCTAGAAATACTATCTGACCATATTTCTGACCTTGATTGTAGAGGATGAGTTTTTCTTCTAGATATTGGGAGAATGTTTTCATACTATTATTTATAATATGCACGGATGGTCTAAAAATCTCTTATGTGATTTGACAGAACCTCTAACTTATTTTCTGTGAAATAAGCAGGGAGTTTATTTCTACTACCTTTTGGTTCTTCTTCGTATTGTTCTAGGATTGCACAAGTCAGGTGAAACGGAGTGTATCTCAAATCTATTAATTCTTGATTTCTTTCATATCGTTCACTGTGTTCTTTTGGTAACGAACCATTCATCCAAACTTCAAGATTTTTCTTGGTAATAGGTGTTTGTCTAATTCGTTCAACAATAACGTTATCCTCAGACAGCACATTCGGAATTCCATCTCCTTTATCACCTCTCAAAATATGTTCCTTTAGATATTCGTGTGGGTCTACACCATTCAAAAATTTCTTTGTTGCAGGAGAGTATTGGAACACGTTGTCGTTCATTTGTAGTTGAATAAAGTCTTTGTCGCTGGAAACTATTAGTGTCTTTTCACCTTCTTTTCTTTTGCGTAAAACTAACGTTCCAATCACATCATCCGCTTCAGCAGTGTCAACATGAATTACACGATAGGGGAAGTTTTCTTTGATTTCTTCTTTGAGTTGATTGAATATTTCAAAAACTTCACTCCAATCTACGGATGAAGATTCTCTTCCAGATTTTCTCATTGCTTTGTATTGTGGGAAAAACTCTTTTCTCCATGAGTGTTTACCATCACAACATATAACCAGTTCACCGTATTCATCAAAATGTTCTTTTCGATACTTTTTCAAACTATTCAATGTCATGTGTCGAACAATGTTTATATCAACTTTACCATTTTTCATAGACATCGATGCCGATGCAAATAGTATTTGACTCAGATCAATTAATATCATTATTTTCTTCCTTTTTTCAAATTTTTTATTTCAGTGTCAATTTCTTTTAATCTACCTTCGATTTCGGCATTACTCGAAACATCAAGTTCTCCTCGAACTTCTGATAAACAAAGCATTTCATTCAATAAACTTTTTCGTGTTCTCATGACTTTCTCTTATAAAGTTATTTAATTATAGTATTATTATAACAATAGAGAGAAGAAAAGTCAAGTCAATCTTGATTGTGAGATTCTTTTGGGGGGATTTTATCGTTATCAGCAAAACATTGTTCTCTTGTCATAGTCTCAAAAACTCTCCATAATTTTTTCATTCTTGTTTCATGCAATTCACTCAATCCAGACAAAACAGTCACTATATCATCTTCTGTCATCGGACCAGATGGATCATCATAAATTCTTTCTGCTATAGATTCTAAATCATCTCTTGTTTGCCAAACATTCTGTATTCCTGTTTCTAAATCAAATCTATCGTATTTCATAATTATTCCTTTTCAAGTATTGTTGTTATTTCCTGTTCATGTTGTATGTAAAAATTAACTATCGGCAATTGATCTGGCTTCTGGTGTTTTTTTGTCGAGAGGTTTTTCGGAGATAGTTGTTTTTTTTCCTGTTCTAGTATTGGTACTTTCGGTTTTGACTGTGGATCTTTCAATCTTTTCCTCTTTGGACATTGATTTTTTATCACCATAACCATCTTTGTACCAACCACCACCTTTGAGATGGAAACTACCCAAACTCATTATTCTAGTAGCTGGTTGTTCACAAAGAGAACATTTTATTGTTTTGATTGTTGAAGTAATTTTGTCAAATTCTTCGGTTATCTCATCACATACGTCACATTTATATTCGTATATTGGCATAATTATTCACTCCACCATTTTCCTATTCTACCACCATGAAGAAAAACATTCTCATGTCCTTTATTACAAACTTTAGCAACTGCTGCTAAAGCTTGTTGTTTATCATTCGTTCTAAAATAAGGTTTATCACCAATTGTAACTTGATACCTCATAATTTTAATCCAGTTATTGATGAAAGATAATTTGTTTCCATTTCTCTTTTTGGTTCTAAAATTACCATAACGTGTTTATTGTCTAGTGTAATTTTATCTGTTTTTCCAGATACACTCCAAGGCACTAAACCTACTCCCATTTGTCCAGCTGCATTTGGGGGCATTTGTTGGAGAGACATTGGTTTTTCTAAAATTAAAAATCCGTCTGCACTTTCTTCCATTCTTGATATTAATTCTTCGCCAGAAGTTAGTTTCAATACTTTTACATCATTTGCCATTTTACAATTTTTCCTTTAATGTTGTTACATATTTTAAAATTGAATGATCTAAACCATCCGTTTGTGAAATCAGTTTCCATACTATAATTGACGTTTCAATGTTGTTACATACTTTGAAATGGAATGGTCTAATCCATCTGTTTCAGAAATTAGACCGTTATCCTTATCCGGCCCCCAATCCAATGTTTCAACATTTATAAAAACTCCTGTATGACGATAAGGCCAAAAAGGCATAAAAGTGATAGGATCGCTAGTATTAACCACCCGCCAATGAGTGGGTTGTCCACCAGACAAAACTTCAGAAGAAACTTTTGGTGATCCGTAAGAGAAAATTTGAACATTATGACCTCTCTTGTGTAACCACAACCCTATTATTTGAGCAGTGGCTCCACCTAAACTGTGTCCTGTAATGTGTACAGTGTGTTCTATAAAGTATCTTTCACCAACTGAAGATAAATCATTATCAATGGATTGCATAACCATAGCGGCAGCATCTAAAAATCCTTTATGAAAGTATATTCCCAATTCAGGATCTTTTACCAATCTCACATCAATATCTGTCATTATATTGTTGTAATTATCAGTACCTCTGATTTTAATTATCGTAATACCATTGTCTTGTGTTACCCAAAACCCCACTTCCTTTGGATTATAACTTTCTTGTTGAGTACTGTCATAAATATCTTTACTATACTGTGCGTGTTCAATGAGTAGGTTTAACGTAACTGGGAGTGATGCTCTATTACCACTAGATACACCTACTTCATCGGCACTCTTCGCACAACCAGTTAGAAGTATTAGTGTTCCTATTACGATGATTTCAAGAACTATTCCTACTGTTATGAGCTTCCAGTTCATCTTTTTTCTTCCAGGCTGTGGCACTTAAAATTGCTCCAAATGAGATGTGTAAAATTCCACCACCCTCTAACGTCAAGGGTATCCATCTACTCGCGTCACACACCAATCCTTTGGCAACCATCGTATTACAATAATCATCCATTTTCATATTCCACATTAACGGGCCTATGAAAAAATCACAGACACAAATGAAGAGATAGACAATTGCCGCCCAATCTCTCCAATATCTGTTAATCGTTTTGTTTATTCCCACTATGCTTTTTTGTCAGACATAGTGACTAGGGTTAGAATACTTCTTCCAGCTTCAATGGCAGTGTCAACAACCCACTCTAAGTTTTCTTCGTCATAATCCCATTTTTCCCTGACGTATGCGACCAATTCATCGTATTCTTCATCATCGATGTCTGTAATTTCTGGAATAACATCTTCGATATTATCAACTGCTTCAAAAAGTTTCTTCACAGGGTCAATGAAATATCTTGCATCTGTCCATGAAAACTTATCATCGGCTTTTGCTTTTCCAATCGCGTCTACGAATGAAAAAATAAACTCCATTACCTCTTTAGTTTCTTTTATACCTTTTGCTTCTGCCATTCTATTCCTTTATAATTTAATAATTAAGCGAGATTAAATCTTTCGATATAATCATTTATATGTTGTTCAGTAGCTACAACACCCTTTGCTTCAACTGCCTTTTTAGCAATTTCTCTAATATCAGTTTTTTCAACTGGTTCTTCAACTTCATCCAATTCAGGTGGAGTTATTGTGGAAACAAAATCTTTAACTGTTTCTTTTTCTGATGATTCCAATATTCGATCTAATTCATCAGATTTTTTACTTTTAGGCATATATCTCCTTTTCTTTATTTATTTTATTTAAATATTTAACACGTTTCTTCGTAGCTTGTCTTATCTTATATTTCGATGCATTTTTAGTAAAAAGTTCTCCATTCATGTGTTCGGTTTCATGTTGATAAATCATCGATGGTAAACTGGTTAAACTTCCTGCTTCATGGTCACCATCAAAAGTTTGATATTGAATAGCTATAGTTTCTGCTCTCACAACAGGAAAATACAAGCCAGGAAAAGATAAACACCCTTCTCTGACATAAGAAGTTTCTTCACTCATTTCTAAAATTTGAGGATT